TGCAGGAACAAGTCATTTATTACAAAAAGTAACTAACTTACCTAAAACTAATATTCATAATATACAAAATAAAATTTACGAAAAGTATAAGGTTAAACCTGAAAAAATATTAGAAACAAATGAACAAGGTATATATCGTACTGTTGATGATATTATAAACGAAATTAAAACATCTACAAAAGAAATAGCAGATCCACAAAAGTTTGAAGTAATGAAAGCAGATATAACTGCTGCTATTAGATCTGTTAATGAAAACGCTAAAGATATGGCTTTAGCTAACTCTCTTAAAGTTGCAGGATCATTAGCAGCTATAGGTGCTACTGCACAATTTCTTACAGCTGAAGATGAGAAACTATTAGCGACTGCTAAAGGAGCTGCTGCTGGTGTTGGTGTTTATGCTGCAGCAAAACTGTTAGGTAAAACATTTAAAAAAACTTCTAAAGAATATGATGAAGCAGCATTAGCTGGTGAAGCTGGTATAGATACTATGACTATGAGTCAAGTTAAATTAAACTCAGCAGGTTATGAACTAGCTAACAAAGTTAAGATGATGGTTCCAGATGCTATAGATTCTAGACGTAAAATTTTTTATCATCTTACTCAAGCTAAAGTAGATAGAAAAACATTTCTTTATGATCCTAAAGCTAAACCTATAGCGTTATCTGAATTATCAGATGTAGAACAAAACGCTGCTAAAGTAATACAAAAATCATTTAATGAATTTGAACAAATCTTTGGTAAGGAAGGTAGTGCTTTATTTAATAATAAAAGATCTAACTATTTACCTTTATTATGGGATCATTATAATCCACAACAACAACCTTTTAAATTTGTAAAAGATTTTGATACTGCTGTAACTGGGCCATCAGGTAAGTTTCAGTTTTCTAGACGTGGTGTATTTGGTGATATAAATGCAGGTCTACAAAAACAATATAAAATTAAACCTGGATATGATGATCCAGTAGAACTAATTAAAATATACACTCATGCTGCTGGTAAAGCTATGGCTACTAGAGCATTAATAACTAATCTAGAAAGATCTAATATTGGTGGTAAACCTTTACTTGTTAGAAGTGCAAAGCTTACACTATTAGATGAAAACTATACTCAATTTAAACACCCTTATTTTGAAGATTCTAAATTAGGTACACCCTATATTCATAGAGGTATGGAAAAATCATTAAAAATGGTTTTTGATGCTAGAGATGAGAATGCTTTATTAGGTGCTATATTTACTACTAACCTTATGATGAAAAGATTAGCTGTTGGTTTTTCATTCTTTCANGCAGGAGCTTTAGTTGAAAGTATGTTCTTTGCTGGTAATAAATTAAAGTTTACTGGTAAAGTATTAAATCCTAGATCTGGTAAAGAATTACAAAGTTTTATAGATAACCCTGCTAAATATAGAGCTGAGTTTCCTCATGCAGCAGAAGCATTAGAAAAATTAGGTTATAAAGATTTATTACAATTTGCTAAAGGCACAGGGCTACAAATTACTACACCTGAAGATGTTGGGTTTGATAGATTCTATTACAATTTATCAGCTGGTAGACAATTAACTGTAGACAAATTTTTTAAAAGACATTTTGGTATTTCTCCTACTGAAAAAGTAGAAAAAGTATTTAGATGGTTTGATAAAGTAACTTGGGATAGAGTATTTACTCAAGCTAAATTACATACATATCTTACACAATTAAACAAAACTCTTGATCCAAGAGTAGATAAAACATTAACTCAAGTTTATTCTAAAGCTAGAAGAGCATCACAATTTGCTAACGATGCTTTTGGTGGACAAGATTGGGCTAGGGTTGCTAATAGTATACAAGCTCCTTGGTTAAAGAATTTAACGCAAACAACATTTGCTCCAGGCTCTAGAGGCTATATGCAATTGCTTATGTTTGCTCCTGACTGGACAATATCTAACATCAGGATTATAGCTAAGTCATTACCAGGATTTGAGTCTGACGAAGCTGCAAGAAGATTATATCAATATTATTTTTTAAGAGCTGCTGTTACTTATGCAGCTGCAGGATCTGCATTAAACTATGCGTTTAGTGGTAAATCTTTATTAGAAAATACAGATCCAACTAGAATTGATTTAGGTAATGGTGAAGTGCTTACATTCTCTAAACAATTAATGGAGCCTTTCCATTGGATAACAGCTCCTCAATCAACTGGTCTTAAAAAGATAGGCTCTCTACCTAGAACAACAATAGAAGTATTAACTAATAAAAAATACTTAACTACTAAGTGGAGTCCTAACATTACTAAGAAAGATGATGAAGCTATTGAAAAAGGCTTAAAAATAGGTGGTCAAATAGGTAAACGATTCTTAACAATTTGGTTGCAACAAGCATCACAAAATATATCTGAAGGTTTACAAAGAGACGGCTTAAGTGCTGATCTTGCTTGGGATACAGCAGTAGACTTTACACTAGGACAACTTGGTCATCCTAGATATCAAGGGCCAAGATATACGCAATACAAAACGAAAGGGTTAGTAAGGTCTCCTTACGAAACATTATTCTAATGAGTAGAGCAACTGAAAATAAAGAAGAAATCTTAAAGATACATGGAGAGATTGCAGTAATTAAAACATTATTAAGCAATCATATAGAACATTTATCTGATAAGATTAACACAATACACAAAATTATATGGGCAGTAAGTTTTATGGCTTTGGGTAATCTAATGTGGGTCATTAAATCCTTATTAGTCCAATAATGAAATTTATACTTGTAATGCANTTATGTTCCTTTTCTTTAGGAACCTGCGATGTACCTATGGAAAGATCTATGCCTTTCAATAGTTATGAAGAATGTGCCATATCAGGACATTTAAATAGTTTACAAATAATTAGACAATTAGGCCCAGAATTTATCAATGAACACCAGACTATTATTAGGCATTGGTGTCAAAAAGGCACGAAATTTAGTTGTACATATAGTATTTTACAAGTACAACGAAAAATTGTATAAGCAATTATATGCTTCGAAAATCAATACTTGTTATAGCAGATCAACACGCACCCTATCACCATCCAGATACACTTGACTTTCTGGCTGCAATTAAGAGACAATACAAACCTGATTGCATAGTAAATATAGGTGATGAGCTTGATTGGCATAGCATTTCATTCCACGACAAGCATCCAGGCTTATATGGAGCCAGTCATGAACTGACTGTTGCAAGACAATTTTTTACGAAACTTCATAAGATGTTTCCTAAAATGTATTTGCTAGACTCTAACCATGGTAGTTTAGTTTTTAGAAAAGCTACTCGACATGGACTCCCACACGAAGTCTTTAAGACTTATAACGAAATGTTAGGTGTTGGGCCAGGTTGGACTTGGCATGAAGATTTGATTTTGAAGGCATCTAATGGTCAACAAATATACTTCTGTCATGGTAAATACAAAGATGTGCTAAAAGTAGCACAACAATATGGTATGTGTACTGTCCAAGGACATTATCATACTGTGTTTAAAATAGATTACTGGAGTAATCCAAATGAATTACTATGGGGAATGCAAACTGGTTGTTTAATAGACATGAAAAGTTTAGCTTTTGAATATAATAAATTACAAAAGTCTAGACCAGTTATAGGATCCTCAGTAATTGTAGATGGAATACCCAAGTTAATCCCAATGGTATTAAAAAACAATGGCAGATGGAACAAAAAAATCACCTAGAGGAATTAGAAATCACAATCCAGGCAATATCAAGTTAGGTACTGACTGGGACGGTCTCGCTGATGAACAATCAGACGAGGTTTTTTGTGTTTTTAAAGAACCTGTATGGGGTATTCGTGCTTTGATGCGTATACTCTTAGTCTATCGTTTTTCACATAAGAAATATAATATCGAGGATATCATCGCAAGATGGGCACCTCCTAGTGAAAATGATACTGACGCTTATATAAAGTTTGTTTGTGAAAGAATGAACTTTAACCCAATGGATAAACTAGACAATAGTATAGAACACTATTTACCTTTAGTTAAATCCATTATTAAAATGGAGAATGGTGATCAACCATACTCTGATGAAATTTTAGTAGAAGGAATGTATAAGGCATGGGATGGATTTCCGACAAATTCTTCAGCATCATAGAAACCATAAGCAGCAAACTTAATGTTTGGGCATGGAATAAAAGATGGAGCAAAAGGCACTATCTCCGATACCAAGGAGAGAGTACAAGAAAGGTATACACCTTTAAGAAATCCAGTGGCGAAAGCATTACAAGTAAAAAAAAATAAAACACATTTACCTAAAAAAGGTAAAGGAAGTTATAGGAGAATAAAATGGCATGGTTTGGATTAGCAAAAATTGCGTTACAAGCAGGAGCTAAAATATATTCGAATAAACAAAAAACTAAAATGGCTATGTCTGATGCACAATTAATGCATGCAGAAAAGATGGCTCGAGGTGAGGAATCTTACCAGGGCAAATTACTAGAAGCTAGACAAAACGATTATAAGGACGAATTTGTACTTGTTATAATTTCAGCCCCTATCGTGGTGCTTATGTGGGCAGTAATGTCAGACGATCCTTCAGCTATGGAAAAGGTTAAATTGTTTTTTCAGTATTTTCATGAGCTTCCGAAATGGTTCACCAATTTATGGGTGCTTGTAGTTGCAAGTATTTTTGGTATTAAAGGAACACAAATATTTAGGAACGGCAAGAAGTAATGGAACAAGCCGATTATCAAGAAATTATTAACGAGTATAANGAACAAGTACGTAATCTNAAGGAACANATCCTTGANTTAGAAGANGCTTGTAAATTAAAAGACTCTTCTCTAAAGCGAACTCTACAAAAGTTAGAGAATGCTGCTGCAGATTTGGGTAAAGCTAATAAGGAACTTGATGGTCTTAAAGAAAAATATAAAGAAAAGCTGTAAGTGTAATAACAAAGAATGCAAAACTTGTAAGCGTCCTGTAAACTACCCTTATGTAGTTTATAATGATTCTAAAGTACATTGTTTAAAATGTTATCATAATTCTGGAGCTTCTCTACCAATGTTTAGAAAATGAAAAAATTAATAGATACAATAGAAAAATGGTTACTAAAGTTAATGGGGTGGAAATGAAAGTAAATGAATCTACAAATATAGCAATGCCTATTAAAAATTTAATTAGCATTATAGTAGCTGTTGGTATTGGTGTTTGGGCATATTTTGGTATTACTGAGAAATTAAACTCACACTCAACACAATTAGAGCTTATGCAAAAAGATTTAGATAAAGCTGTTGAGTTTTCAATCAAATGGCCCAGAGGTGAAATGGGTAGTTTGCCTGCAGATAGCGAACAATATCTTTTAATTGAAAATAATTTAGTTGAATTAGAAAAGATTACAGAAAGAGTAGATGCTATGATGAATAATAAAGTTAATATTGAAAGATTACAAAAGGATGTAGATAAAATTATGAATGGTTTAGAAACATTAAAAGATAAAGTGAGGCAAAATGGAAGTCATAACTAAAGGCGTTATAGCTCTTTGTATGTTTTATCAAGGTGGAGTTATTGAGCATACTTATATTAAAGATCAAAAGATGAGTACCTGTCTTAAAATGAAAAGAACAGTAGANAGATCTGTTAATCCACAAAATGTTAGAATGGCTTGTGGTGATGTAGATGCAGTTTTAGAAGTATATATGGGTTCAACTAAGATAGTTAAAATTGTAAGAGACAAATACAATAATTATTAATGCGAAAGCATCACTCTATCTTTGTTCTTACAATCATAATGTTTGTAGCTATTATTGTTAGTATTATTAAGTATTATGAAATTTTAGATAGAATAGAAAACTCACAGAACATGGAAGCTGGAGTAGAGATAGAAGAAAATTCTAGCGATATTATTGATAATCAACAAGCGATTAAAGTCTTACAAATTCAACAAGAATTGTTAGAAATGCGTATGAAAGAGCTTTCTAACGTTCACGAATAATCTCTTTCAATTATCATTTCAATAAAATGAATAGCTTTAAGTAGATCTTCTTTCTTACCTTTATATTTGTGACGACAAATATACTTAATAGCTGAACCTTCAGGAAATAATAAGTTATTTTCTATTACAAATTTACTAGGCTGAATCACAAACCCCTGGTAGTGAGATCCTCCTATTTGTTTATCATAACTAGATTTAGTCATATTTTCATGGTGTTTTAAATCAGTAGAAAAATCAGTCATTATTTTTCTTAGTTGTTATTAATTTAACTAAATGATTTTTCTTTTTATTAACATACTCTATTTTATATTGAGTTAATGGTTTAAGTTTTTTTAATAATTTTTTATAAGACATAG